ACAGGGCGCAACAGCAGTTGCTATTGGGCACGATGCTGGTAAAAGTCTTCAAGTCGCAAACGCCGTAGCTGTAGGTAACTCAGCAGGTCAGTATACGCAGGGCGCTCAGGGCGTTGCTCTGGGATACGTAGCTGGTCGTACTACGCAGGGCGATAACTCTGTAGCAATAGGTAACTCAGCAGGTAACAGTGCTCAAGGCGCACGAAGCGTAGCTATAGGATACACGTCTGGCTTAACTACGCAGGGTGCATCCTCTATAGCCATAGGTAACTCAGCAGGTACAACTACACAGGGCGATAGCACTGTAGCTGTGGGTAACTCAGCAGGTAACAATACGCAGGGCGATAACTCTGTAGCAATAGGTAACTCAGCAGGCTCAACCACACAAAGTGGGTGGGCCGTAGCTATCGGTAACGCAACCGGACAGCAATCTCAGGGACAAAGCTCTGTAGCTATAGGCGACACCGCTGCACAGGTGTCACAGGGTGCATCCTCTGTAGCTATTGGCGTTGAAGCAGGTAAAACTACACAGGGCACAAACGCTGTAGCAGTAGGTGACTCAGCCGGAAGCTATGCACAGGGCGGAGCAGCAGTTGCTATTGGGCACGATGCTGGTGGCGATACACAAGGCGATTATGGTGTAGGTGTAGGTTACGCAGCAGGCGCAACTACTCAAGGCGCAAGTGCTGTTGCTGTAGGTATCTCAGCAGGGCAAACTTCACAGGGTATTAACGCCACAGCTCTTGGTAAGTCAGCAGGAAAGACTACGCAGGGAAATAGCTCTGTAGCTGTTGGTGCATCAGCAGGAGAAACTACACAGGGCGCTAACGCTGTAGCTATTGGAAAGAACGCAGCAGCGTCAGGACAGGGCACCAACGCTGTAGCTGTGGGAAACCAAGCTGGTGAGACTGCTCAAGGCACCTCCTCTGTCGCCATAGGCATCAGGGCGGGTGAAACCAACCAAGGTAGTAACGGCGTAATCATCAACGGCACTGGACTCGCACTAGATGACGCCACTGCTGGTCACATCCACATAGCAAGCGGTGGAGCCTCAATTGACTACACCATCACCAACGGCTGGCAAATTACTGACTCCCTAGCAGGGGTAGGTAGGTTGTTTACGTTAGAAGCACTACAATTTCAACTAGCGGCGTCAACCGACTTCGCAGACTTTCAATCAAGGATAGCAGCATTATGACAACAATGAACATGACATGTGTATGTACAACAGAAGTAACCAGCATAGTGCTGATGCCTTCAACCAGCAGAGGGATAGTCACCTCAACCACAACCACTACGCTGTCCAATGGCGAAGTGTTGGGCGGAGAGACTTCCTCGGTGGACTTTTCACTACCAAAAGACAGCACTATAGTCGCTGATATAATAGCGCTTGCGTTTGCTGGAGATGCAGTATGAGTATGATCATCACACAGAAAGAGTTTATGGACGCAATGAAGCAGGTTAATGCAGGCTTTGCTGTCCTCGAAGAACGCATTGAGAAGCTGGAAGCAGCCAAGAAGGAAGAGCCAACTTCTGCCAAGGCTAAGAAATAGCTTGACATTCTCCCTATTGTTGTGGTATAATACAAGATCATTACATGGGGAGAGAACATGACAGACGATGAGAGATACTGCGATGACATGCGAGAGCTATTCATGAGCAGAGGTTGGAGTCACATAGTAGAGGAGCTGGAGGAGTTCATAGAGGGCGCTTCCGGCATCGACTCAGTTAGTACACTAGAACAGCTCCACTTCAACAAAGGCGCTGTCTCTGTGGCTGAGGGTATATTACGCCTTCCGGCAGATATAGAGAGCATTGAGGCGGAGGACGTACATTGAGAATCATAGTTGATATGTTGTGTCCAGAAGGACACCGAAGAGAATATTGGATCGACCGAGAGTCACGGGAAGCGCCCTGCTCCAGTTGTTCCGCTATAGCGACACGTGTTATTAGTCCGGTTAGTACAGTCTTTAAGGGGTCAGGTTGGCCCGACAAAGACCACAGCTGGGCTAAGAAGCATGAATACCACGGCGACATAGCTAAGGCTAGGCGCGGTGAACCCGTAGGATAAGGGCAATTCTGCCACCCCTACAGTAACGACATCCCACAACCCTATAAGGACGGATAATATGTCAATCACTTTATTAGATGAGACGCAAGTAGAAGACGGAGACACCCTGTTCAGCGACCCCAACGTGGACATCGCAGAGCCGGAAGCTCAAGAAGAAGTACCTGAACGATTTGCTGGAAAGACACAAGCAGAGTTAGCTGCTATGCTAGTGGAAGCTGAAAGGTTTCGTGGAAAGCAAGCCAATGAAGTAGGGGACTTACGGAAGAGTGTTGATAGCCTGCTACAAGCACAACTCCTCGCGGCACAGGGCGGTAACACCCCTGAAGTGGCATCGAACGGATTTGAGTTTGATTACACTGACCCAGAGAAATCCATAGACGAGCGTATAAACAACCATCCAGACATTCTCGCAGCGAAGCAGGCCACAGAGCAGGCCGCACGAGAGGCAACAAAAGCTAGGCTGGCAAGCGCTCACCCTGACATGAACACTATCCTCGCGGATAACAAGTTTGGTGAATGGGTCGAAGAGTCTCCTATCCGTTCGAGACTGATGCAGGAAGCTGATAAGAGCTACAACTTTGACGCGGCTAACGAGTTGTTAACCACGTGGAAGGAACGAGCTACATTGGCAGAGCGCACAGTAGCGGTGGACAAGGTAGAGAGAAGCCAATCTATTAAGGCCGCAGGTACTGGGTCTGGTAATGCTTCACAGTCTGGGTCGCCAAAGAAGATATACCGTAGGTCTGACATTGTTAGACTGATGAACACAGACCCCGATAGATATGCCTCGATGTCAGAGGAAATCTTTGCTGCATACGCAGACGGGCGAGTTAAGTAACAACAATCATTCATCCTTATAGGAAGTAAATTATCATGGCTACATCCGTATTTCCCGCAACTGGCGGAATCCAGAGCAACACCACTCAGGCTGTCTTCATCCCTGAGATTTGGTCTGACGAGATCATCGCTGCATACAAGCGCACCCTCGTACTGGCTAACCTAGTCTCCAAGATGCCTATGACTGGCAAGAAAGGCGACACCATTCACGTACCTAAGCCCACCCGTGGCGTAGCTAAAGCTAAAGCCTCTGGCGTTGCTGTCACTATGCAGTCTGACGTTGAAGAAGAAGTGATCGTTAAGATTGATCAGCACTTTGAATACTCACGCTTCATCGAAGACATCACTGAGAAGCAGGCGCTGAACTCTATGCGTGCCTTCTACACTGGCGATGCTGGTTATGCTCTTGCTAAGCAAGTAGACACCCACCTGCAAAACCTTGGTACTGGTCTTGGTGACGGAACATTGAACCTCGCTCCTGCTGCTGCTGACTGGGTTAACAGCTCTGTCCTCATCAACAGTGCTTCTGGACTTGTTCCTTTCGTAGAAGCTGGCGGTGCTGGCACAGCGTTTGATGACGTTGCTTTCCGTGACCTCGTTCAAAAGCTGGACGATGCTGACGTACCTATGGACAACCGTTCATTCGTAGTTCCACCTGCAATGCGTAATGTTATGCTTGGAATTGATCGTTATGTTTCTAGCGACTTCGTATCTGGTGGCAATGTTGCTACTGGCTTGATCGGCGAACTGTACGGCGTTAAAGTTTACGTCACTACTGCTTGCCCAGTGATCGAGACTGGCGTTCGCGCTGCTACATTGTTGCACAAAGATGCATACGTTCACGCTGAGCAATTGGCTGTTCGTTCACAGAGCCAGTACAAGCAAGAGTTCTTGTCTGACCTGTTCACATCTGACACCATCTACGGTGTTCAGGTTATGCGTCCTGACGCTGGATTTGTCCTTGCAGTTGAAGGCTAAGTCTTAGCTAAGTAGTACAGAGCCTCGGCATCTAACGGTGTCGGGGCTTTCTACGTACTAACACCCTCATTCAAGGAACACAATATGTCCTACACAATTAAGCCTAAGCGATCAGGCATCGCAGGCGTATCTCCTACAGCTGCTAACCTACAGGTTGGTGAGATAGCAATGAATACCACAGACGGGTCATTGTTCTCTAAAGATGTGAACAACGCAGTGAAGCGCTTCGGCGTAGTGGAAGGCTCAGTAGCCCTCAATGCCGTAGGTCGGTATGATGGCGACAAGTTTGTTGGCTCCCTGCTGACAGTGGACGAGGACGGTATTGTATCTGGTGACGGCAGCGGCCTCACTAATGTTACAGCCCTCACTACTAACGGTTATCGTATCGTGGTGTTGACGGCAGCCGCCTACTCAGGCACAGTTCCTGATCCTTCAACACTCTACTTCATCATCTAGGAGATAGCATGACACACGCACTACGAGCCAAGACATTCGACATCGTTATACTTGAGAACGACAGCATCAACGAGTATCTCTTCCCTGAGATATTCAACAACACCACACCAGACTTGGTTATGGTACAGAGCTGTGGCAAGCGTAAGGACGACAGTGAGCCGGACGTAGGGCGTAACAGTATACGTACTTCTAAAGCATGGATCACGCCCTCACAGAGCTGTATGACGGCTTGCATGTTGGACAGCACACAGGCACGCAACGCACACAGCGAAGTCTACGGCTACTGGAACCTACCAGCCCCCATCAGTGATGACGGTGACGGTGTACGTACAAGTCGTGGATGGGTTGAGATTATACAGAACGGCATACGTGTCACCAATGACAGCCAATACACCACAGAGAACCATCAGCTCACCATCACCATCATGGGCGGCACAGACATCACGGGTACTTACATAAAGAAGATTGACCAAGACTGGGGCGCTCAGGACGTAGACTTTGACACGCGTGTATACCCTCCGATTACTGGTGTAAACATACTGCTCACAGAGTCTTACGGTGGGCCGGCTGACACAGAGAACTCCGGCTTCCTTGACGGCAGCGCCATTGCCCACATCTGGAGAGACGAGGTATCTTCATACTCTGTAGGCAGCTGCAACAGGGCGTACCTTTTAAGGAACACTGTATATGCTAATAGGGGAGGCTTTGATGGCAGGGGTGAGGACGGCTGGTTCGTAGACGACACTGCTCAGTCTCTGACAAGATACAGCTCAACTTCTTTGTTCACCACGCGAGACGTTACGCAAAACAAGATGTCTCAAGTTGCTGGTATAGACAACGGGCAGACAAACACTGTAGGTATGAGCTGGAGTCCCGGCTCTATGTCAAGAAACAGCGGCGCGTTCGGCGCACAATACCTTGACCCCGCCTATCCAGAAGGTGCTGAATACATTACAGTATCGCGCAAGAACGACATACCCGTGTCGTGGGCTGGGCCAGCAGTATGCGGCGGGTATATGTTGATGCTTGCCGTACACACAAATGAGGTGAACGCCAGAGGAGACAACATAGGCGTGTGGTGTACAATGGGAGGCAACCCTTGGAGCGAGTACAACAGATGGACAGGTACAACCCAAGCAGGCGACCCTACAGGCGCACGCACAGGCACCACTAAGGGCTGGCCTAACGAGTTCACTCCATACGCTTTAGGCGGAGCTGACGACACAATCAACCACTGGCCCTTGGTATCTCACGGCTCTGACAGGACGGCTAGGTGGCCGGAGATGCCCATCACTTGTGGGTTCTTTGGGCAGTTCACCGTCTACGACACTGTTGGAGTATCGGCGTCTCGCTTCCAGTATGACGCTAGGCGTGGCATAGACACATCAAGCAACACAGGTACAAACCCGACAACAGGGGCTGGTGTAGGCTACGCTATGATGACAAGAGAATCTGATAACATGAGTGGCGGCGGATACCCTGAGACATACAAGTTTGTCAACCCTCAATTATACACCTTCCCCACCCAATTTAGCAACCCCAATGCAATCGACTGGGATGTTAGTAACGGTGGTACTGGGTTGCTCGGTGAAATACAAGGCGTAGATGAACAGATATACACCTACGAATACAAAACTAATAAGAACACCGGCGCAGGCAGCGCCGTAGTTAGTCTCAGCAGGGCATTCTCTAACGCGGCTGGCGGCAAGGCGTATGTAACATGGGACAGCAATGGTACTGTAGACTCCGTGACAGTGACTGAGAGCGAAGACAGCACTGGTTACTGGCTAGGTGCTGAGCTGTACTTGACAGTGGTGACAGGTGAGAGAGAGACTACAGGATCGAAGCTGCAATCATACACCCGCGTTAACGTATGGGCTGACAAGGTGGACGGCCAGTCTATTACAGCTGACGGCGGAAGGGTGAGGTATGACAGAGGTATGAGCTGGGCCTCTGACGGCGCGCTGATACTGACACAGAATCAGACAACGAATCAAGTGTACGATGGCTACGGACAATACACCTTCGAGATGCACTTCATCCTCGCGGCCTCTGACGGCTCCGGCACTGGTGATGATCAAGGCGGCAACGGCGGCGGCATAGGCAATGGCATATTCTACGGCAGCATCCCTGTCAATGATCTATACTACGGCAGCACCCCTGTCCCACGTGTAGCATACAATTCAACGGAGATCATCTAATGCTCACCACCACCAACAAAGCACAGCAGACAGAAGCAGACGTAGCAGAGCTGGACATCATGGAAGATTCTACGCTGCCTGAGAGTTCGATGACAGACACGGACTTCACCCCTCATGTGGGCCTGCCTGAAGTGGACAAGGACACCCTCGACAATCAGATACAGATAGAGGAAGTGGGACAGACACCTGTCGTGTACGACAACGGAGTGGCAGCGCCGGACATAGGCGGCATCGAGGACGCCATCGCTGGTGGTACAGACAAGGCAGGCAAGGAAGCAGCAGCTCTAGCATGGGCAGCAGCAAATCCTTACACCCCACAGGCACGCGCCATCTTAGCTAAGAGCCAGCAGTACAACTACGCAGGCGCACACGGCACGCTCGAAGCAGGCTACAAGTATGACGGCAGCTACGACGATGCCATGAACCTCATCCACACCAACTCCGACCAGTTCCACAACGGTGACAGGAATTCAGAAGAGTTTAAGAATAGCACAGACGTCCTGTCTAGTCGTAGCTTTGTTGACACGTACCTAGCAGACATAGGCTCAGAGGGCGACACGAACACTACCGACTTCTTTAACGTAGTACACAACATGTATGTCCACAACCCTGAAGGCTTCAAGCAGTGGGCAGCAGAGACTCCTGAGATGGCTATACGCTTCCACGCTATGGCAGCAACAGACAGCTTTGCAGCACAGGACGAAGGCAGCTTCGACCACCAGAGACAAGCAGACATGATTGGTCAAGGCTTGCGTGTCGGTGCAGGCTGGGGCGATGAGCAGAAGAGAGACGGACAAGTGTGGGCCACCAACTACGGCGGCGAAGTGAGCAAGGATGTCAACAACCCTGAGAGTGGCGGAGACTTCTGGAAGATAGGCACACCACAGAAGGTGACTGATGGCATAGGCAACTACATCAAGGACAACCCTGTAGAGAGCATAGCTATCGTAGGAGCCATAGCATTCGCTGGGCCTCTAGCATCATGGGCATCGGCAGCAGCTGGTGGTGGTGTTGCAGGAGCAGCAGCAGGCGGGGCCGCAGCAGGCGCTCTAACGGGCGGTGTGAGCAGCTTCGCAGCAGGCGGTGACTTTGGTGACGTGCTTGAAGGCGCTCTACTAGGCGGCGTTGCAGGAGCTGTGACAGGCGGTATCAGTGAATACATCAGTCCAGCACAGATGGGGCCAGCCTTTGAGGGCATTCCAGACTTCAACGATCCTTCCTTCGGCATCGAGGACGCCACTAAGCTGGCTAAAGCAGCAGACATGCCTATGTCTTGGATAGACAGCATAGCTAGCAGCGCTGAAGCAGCCTACGATAACTTCTCTTGGGGAGATGCGATGGCTACAGTGGTGGATAGCGTAACAGACATGAGCGCTCTTGTCCCTGACGGAGCCATCAGCTCAGCACAGGACGGAGCTGGAGCGCTGGGACTAGGAGCGGCCTCTGCCTTGGTTGGCAACGGCACTGGCGCACGAGGCGAAGGCGGCCTGTTCGACTACACTAAACTAAGCCCAGCAGCATACGCTGTACTAGGGCCAATGATTGACAACACTGAAGGACTTACATCATGAAGACATACTTAGAGCTGGTGAACACAGTGTTGGTTGCGATGCGCGAAGCTCCCGTATCTGACGTGACACAGAGCAACTACACGCGACTTGTAGGTGAGCTGATCAACGATGCCAAGGAGCAAGTGGAAGATGCACACAGCTGGGCTGCACAATTGCAGACATTCAACATAGGTATCATTGCGTATGAGGGCAAATATAGCTTGACAGGTTATGGACAACGTGGTATAATAGACTCAGTTGTCTCCTTAAAGAATAACAACTACTTGAGTCTAACCACTAGAAGAAGGATACAAGAACAAGCAATTCAAAACCCTGCTTACGGAGACATCAGCGAATACGCTAACGTAGGGGTTGATCCTGTAGGTAATAGCATCATCCAAGTAGCTCCGATGCCTAGTGACAACAGCATGATGACAATCACTGGATGGTTTGCTCAGTCAGCACTGAAGGATAACGCTGACATCTTACGTATCCCTCACAGGTGTGTCACGTCCTTAGCTATAGCCCTTGCCGTAAGAGAACGCGGAGAGGTTACAGGTCAGGTAGCAGCAGAATACTTTGAGATAGCTAAGAGATCATTGTCTGACGCCATTGCGTATGACGCCGCCCGTAACGAAGACGAGGATGAGTGGTACACAATATGAGCCAACAACAGACAAACCTCACGATAGCAGCCCCAGGATTTGGTGGACTTAACACGGAGATTGCTCAGACAGAGCAGCCGGATACGTTTGCTTCCATCGCTGACAACTGTATCATAGATGGCTACGGTAGGGTTGGCGCTCGTAAAGGATTCAACACAGCCACCACTGATGTCACAGGCTACGGCGGCAGCGATGTCGCTAAGTGCTACGAGTTTGTAGGCGAAGACGGCAGCACCAAGGTGTTCAGCGCAGCTGGTACACGAATATGCGAAGGCATCGCTGCCCCGTCACCCGTCTCTTGGCAACAACCCACAGTGGGCGAGGTGCTAAGCGCAGGTACAGCAACACAGGGAGAGGGCTATGATGTAGACGGCCCGTTCACTGCCACCACAACGGCAGGGTCTGGCTCAGGCTGCACGTTCACCGTCACCATACTGGGCGGCTTCGTCACTTACATCGAGCTGTTAGACGGCGGCAGTGGCTACGTACGCAACGATGTCATCACCCTATCTATCGCAGGCTCCACCCCTACACAGGCACACCAGCTGTTCGTTGACGTTGTAGGCTCCACAGTGGGAACCACTATCGTCAGTGACAACTGGAAGATGATGAGCCTCAACAACAAATGCTTCATGATACAGGCTGGTAATGCTCCCAAGGTGTACGACCACACACTAGACAGCTACAACACAGACGGAGGACTGATACCTAGAGCCTCGTGCGGTATGTCTGCTTTCGGTAGGCTCTGGCTGGCTAACACAGGGCAGGACAACCACTCTGTCGTCTACTACAGCTCACGTCTGGATGGTACAGACTTTGATATACACGGCAACGGCGACACTGGCTCATTCAACTGCGCCAACTTCTGGCCTACAGGCTACGATGAAGTGGTGGGACTGGCAGCACACAACGGACGCCTCATCATCTTCGGTAAGGACAACATCCTCGTGTACGCACAGGCAGACGGCAACCCAGCAGCCACTAAGCAAGACGGCGGCATCTACCTAGAGGACAGCATCCGTGGTATTGGGTGCATCTCACGCGACAGCATACAAAGCACAGGCGCTGACGTGGTGTTTCTTGATCACTCAGGACTGCGTAGCCTAGCGCGTACCATCCAAGAGAAGAGCCTCCCCATTGGCAACGTCTCTGCTAACATACGTACTAAGCTCAACCGCACCATCCAAGGACTCATCAGCACTGATCGTGTACGTAGCGTCTTCATCCCTGAAGAGCAGCTCTACTTGTTGATAGGCTCAGAGAAGGGTACTACGCTGGCATTCAGCACAGCACAGATAGCACAGGACGGGGTCATGCGTGTCACACGTTGGCCTGCACTGAACATCACTGGTGCTAGTACACATGACGGCAACACTCTATTCTCCGATGCTGAGCAAGGCATCGTGAAGTATGAAGGATACATGGACAATGGAGAGAGCTACAAGATGCGCTACTTCACCCACTTCCTGTCCTTCGGCGACAGCACCAAGCTGAAGATACCTAAGCGTATCGCCCTCACCATGCTCACAGGTCAGGTGGAGCTGCTGCGTCTGTTCTGGGCATTCGACTACGAAGGCACAAGCCAGAGCGCCACCATTGAGTTGCCTAAGCCTGCCGATTGGGGCGAGTATGGCATCGGAGAGTACGGAGAGTTCGAGTACACAGGTGGCATCAACATGATACGTAAGGCTGAACAGTCCGGTGGTAGCGGGTACGTGCTACAGGTAGGCATAGAGGCAGACATACTTGGGGCGCAGTATTCCCTACAAGAGATAAACATTCAGACACTAATAGGACGGATCGTATAATGAGCAACTACACTAAGACAGTTGACTTCGCAATTAAGGATGGACTTGTCACAGGCGATCCGCTGAAGATTGTTAGAGGTACAGAGATTGACGCAGAATACCAGAACATTCAGACAGCAGTAGCCACTAAGATTGAAGCTCACTCTGGGCATCACACTGGCAACACTGTCATCGACAACCTAGAGATTACAGGCAACATCATCACATCCGGCGGCGGTGGCCTTGGCGAAACTATAGATGGAGGCTCATTCTAATGGCTGAATTAGATTACATTACAATACCCCCGCAGCAGCTACCCGATGGCAGCATGAGTGCAGGCACAGACTATCAAGGCGGCGGCGGCGGCAGTACAGATTGGGGCGCTCTCATAGACGCAGGCGTAGACGTAGCCAGCCTATTCGGTGGTGCATACTTCGGCAACAACGAGCAAGGCAAGACACAAGAGTGGGGCAGCAACGCCAAGAATGAGCTGATGGGCATGGGTCAGGACGCCATCAACAACACTAAGTTTAACCCAGTGGGTGTTGTGTCTAACACAGGCAACGTCACCACTGACGCTAACGGCAACATCATCAGCACCCTCAACCAAGGGCAGCAGAACGCGTCTAACGCAGCACTCGGAGCAGCTACAGGCTTGTTCGGAGAAGCTGGTGTATCCGTAGCAGACAGGACACAGGACATCTACGGTGGCGCAGCAGCAGCCATGCAGGGTGGATTCCAGATGAACAACACAGCTATGGCTAACGGCTTGTATGCGTCAGGTCGCACAGGCTTTGCCTCTGCTGGCTTCGGTGGCAGCTCAGAGCAGTTTGCCAACGCACAGAGTCAAGAGCAGAGCATGATGAATGCCTACTTCGGCGCTCGACAACAGGCTGGTACAGAGCAGGCCAACCAAGCACAAGCAGCTGGCTCCCTATTGGGTAGCTCTATGCTGGGTGACGGCACTATGTTCAACCAACACAACAGCGCCATCAACCAAGGCAACCTCGTCCAGACAGGACAGATTGCTGGCTCACAGCAGAACAGTCAGCTCGGTATTGCTGGCGTACAGACACAGCTACAGGGTCAGATGCAAGCACAGGATCAGCGCTACGGTATGATGGCTGGTGGTCAGGCTCAAGCAGAGAGTACAGACTGGGGCAGCGTAGCATCAGGTGCTGTCACTGTAGTTGATTGGCTCGCGGACTTATTCTAGGAGAATAGAACAGAATGGCAAATCCAAATATTAGACTAGACATGGGCGGCGGCGGATTGATGGGCGGCTCCAGCGGTGAAGGACGTGCTGCGTTTCAGAAGCAGATAGAGAAGGTCGGTGATCGTCACGTAGACTTACAAGACCCAGCGGCTATACGCGCTGAAGCCACTCGCTTGTCCAAGATGGGCAATAGAGCTGAGGCTCTGGCGATGTTCAACCAAGCCACTAAGATAGAGCAGAACAACGCACAGCTCGTTCAGCAACAGGCAGCCGCCGCTGAGACTAAGCGTCTGGCTGAGATTCGTGTAGCATCCAAGGGACAGCTGCCTGAAGTGGTGGCTGCTCTTGGCGCTATCAAGACCGAGCAGAACGCTGCGTACATTGACAACATGATCAAGCAGATTGAAGTGGGTGCTGTTGACGTATCCGCTGCCGTTGCCCTGCTCAGGACTTTACCAGCAGAGCAGAGGGCAGAGGCACGTGCTGCGGCGCAAGCACAGCGTGGAGTAAATGCAGAAGGACGCGCTGAGGATGCTGCGGTACGAGAGGATGCACGCTTCACAGCATGGGACACGCAGTTCAAGGAAGCTGAAGGTGACAAGGACAAGCAGCTGGCCGTTCAGCACAAGATGGGCGTATACATAAGAGAGCAAGGCAACGACACGTTAGCTGACGCCTTCATGACTGACACTGTAATGCCCGTAGGTCAAGCACTCGGCTACTTTACACAGACACAGCTGAATGACCCAGAGCAGCAGGCGTACAAGCGTGCTGAAGAAGAAGCTATGAAGAGTTTGGAAGGCTTCGCCGCAGGTGAAGAGCAGAACATGGGCGCAGACTACCCCGCGTGGCAGAAGATGGTCATGGACACAGCACACGGACAGGGTGCAGCATTCATCCAGAGCTATCAGCAGCGTCTTGCGGTGAACAAGAGTCGTGGCGATACTGTGTGGCAGGAAGCAAGTCGCACGCACATGGGTCAAGCACAGGCGTATCAGGCACGTATCTCTGACCTCATCGGTGTCAATGCTACACTCGCGCCGTGGTCTGATACAGAAATGTCTATGGGTATGCGCCAAGAGGTGGACGCAGCAGCATTCACTCAGACGATTGCAGCATCCATCCCTAGCTTGATGAGAAGCTCTGGCTTGAACGCCTCAGAAGCTCTGGAATTCTCTATGGGTACGTTGGAGAAGCTGGTGCAGGGCTACACAAAGGACGATGGCACGTTTGTTAAAGGTGTCGGACACGATGTCAGTGTCACAGAGTTCACGGAGATACTGTCCAACAAGCTGAAGACTGACACGGACATGTACAGGAACAACGAACAGCTGAAGAAGGACAGGCGCGCTAAAGAGGCGTTACAGAAAGCAGCGAGGAACGCACGATGATCACACCTGAACAGTATCAGACAGCTATAGCCAACGCTCAGCAGGATGGCGACTTCGAGCTAGCGGCATCGCACCAGAGAAACTGGGACGCTGACGTAGCTGACGTAGCTGCTAAGAAGGCTAAGGTGGGCGTTGCTCCTGAAGGGGCAGCACTCAGCACCTACGGCGATGACCCAGTGGAAGCGTACATGGAGCGTATGAATGGCATAGTGGACAAGGACGAGGCAATCAAGACAGCCTCCGATGCAGAGATGCGTCTCCAGTTCTTCGGACAAGGTGCTAGCTTCGGCCTCACTGACGACATCTACGGCATGGTGACTAGCGCTGGGCTGCTGATGGATCAGGACTACGACCTCGATGGTGTAGTGGAAGACACAGACATGTTCGGCGAGGACGGCAAGCTCGCTAAGTTTTGGGACAGGAGCAGAGAAGTTACTAAGGGCGCGGCTGAGGAACGTGCAGCGTGGGCAGCGCAGAACAAAGGCGAAGCTCTGATGTGGGAGATCATGGGTGGTGTAGCCACTGGCGGTGTTGGCCTTGCTAAGGCAGGCGTTGGCATGGCAGCTAAACTAGGCAACACAACCGCCGCTAAAGCTGGAGCTATGGCAGCTGTAGGCGCTGGTGAGGGAGCTATCTATGGTATAGGTACTCTGGACGCTAGGTTTGATAAGGCTACAGACATGGCGTGGCACATTGCCTCGAACGCTGGCTTAGGTGCTGGCTTCGGCGCTGGTATAGGCGGCATCATGGGTGCTGTCGGTAACAAGGTGGCAGCTAAGCAGCAGCTGATGAAGACAGGAGCGGCTGATGAGATCATGGACAACGTCAATGACGCTATGATCATGGCACGCATAGACAACCCTGACGCACTACCCTCTGAGCTAGTGGGCATCATGCGTAACGGCGACCTCGCTGGTATGTACTCTGAGGAGACTATCAAGGCTGCTATCGTGGCCTCTACTAAGCGCTTGGACATCCCTAACGAAGCAACCAAGGA